GACGCGGTTTTGGATGGCGGTCAGACTGGAAAGATCCGCTGTCTGCACCGGCAGGTTTTCAGGATTGGTAATCGCGCCCAGGAACCGCGGCACCTGATCCCCGCGCAGACTGCCGAGCGCGCCGGGATCGTATGGGAACGGCATCTGCGAGCGTTCGGCATCGAGCGGTGCCAGCCGACGCATTTCGCGTTTGTTGGTCTGGCCGATGAATGCAGGGAACACGAGGCGACGCCGGCGACGCCGCGACCCGTTGCCGAGCGCGGTCGACGCGTGCACCGATTGCACGCCGGGCTGGGCTTTGATCAGATCGGCGAACAGGATCATGGAGAACCTCGATGGATCCGGACTTCGCGATATGCCCAAAATGCCTCGAACAATTCGACGTGCCGAAAGACGGGACGAAGTTATGGGGCCGCGTGGTCCGCTGTACCCATTGCCGGGTGCGCTGGGTCGTGTCCCTTGAAGAAAGCCCGCTCGATCACGCGATGGAGATCGTTTTGGCCGACGTGAAGTCAAACGGCTGATCGAACCAATCGACGGACGGCGGCTCAGACGGAAAGCCAGTGAACCGCGCAACGTTATCGAACTTGTTCCGGCAGTCGGCGAGCGTCTTGCCGCACTGACCATCGCCGAGCGCCGCAAAAGCGTTGACGCGGCACGTGGCGTCGTACAGCCAGGCGTCGGGCACCGCGCAAACGCGCAACAGCGTGTCGCGGAGAGCCTTGTCCATGGATGGCGGCGAAGTCAGGGTGCTCAAAGAACAGGTCCCCTCGCACGGCTGAAATCAGAAGATGGCTTCAGTTCCCGGATTAGCTCGCCACAGTCGCGACAAGACCAGTCGGTATGCTCAGCCACAAATTCTGGGTTGCGAATTAAAAACGAATAGGAGGGGCAAGCCCCGATCATCACGCCGACGCTTTTGCCTCCCGGGCAACGGTCAGGTGTGCTCATGGCTTGTCGCGCGGTGTCGGGTCAACGACCACCCAGGCCAAGCCCTCTCGATAAACCGGACGCGCGTCGAACTCACGGCCGGCGTTTCTGAAGTGTCGCTGACCCCAGATCACAAAGTCGGGAAGCACCAGGAACGGCGGGATGGTCGCATACGACACGAGCGCGCCGCCCTCAACCTCAAGCCGAATGACCGGCATGCCTACCTCCGAATGGTAAATCCCTCGCCGTAAACCGCGCCGCGCCGGCCCTCCATCACACCCTCGTATCCTAGATTGCCAGGCAGCTCGACCACTTCCAGGCCTTCGACGACGCCGCCCTTGATCTGGAACCCCTCCGTGCCGTTGCGCAAGGCCGCGTCGAACCGCGCCGTGGCAGCACGATATTCGGCGATGAACTCGGCATCGGGCGTATCGACGGAAACGATCGGCCGGGGCGGCGGTGCGACGTACTCGTCTTTGATCGGCGGCGGGATCGGCGCTTCGTGGCGGGCTGCGCGCAGCTTGTTGTGCGCCTCGCGAAACCGCGGCGACAGCTTTGACCAGTTGGCGGTTTCGTAGCTCATTTCGCCCGTGCTCCGCCACGCTCCGGCGCGCGATAGCCGGCGCTTGATGTCTCAATCGTCCACGGCAGCTTGTCGACGATCGCCAGCAGCACGGCGCGCAGCTCGTCCACCGATTGCGCGTCATCGACCGCCCGGACTGCGTCCTGTTTGGTCACGGCATCAGTATCCTTCGGCGTTGATCGGTAATGCTCGCGTCTGGTGCCGACTGCCGCAGCGTCGCGGCCAAGGTCGCATCGTTCTCGGCGGCGAACAACATCAGCGTGCGGCCAGCCCATTCGGGACCGAGGTCCGACAGGTCAATCAGCATTGACCGCGGCCCGATCAGCGCGCGCAGTTCGGCGTGCGTCAGGCCGATCGCGATCCCGAGCTTGTCCTGCACCTTGCCGGCGGATTTGAGCAACGGACGATCCCTTCAGCCAATTCGGATCGAGCCACGGCGGCGGCAGCGGCACGGGCGGTTGCCAGTCGGGATCGTCGATCGCCGCCAGCACGGCGTAGGCGTTGCGCCGATCGCAATCAATGCGGGCCTGTCGGGCGTAGCGGCTTTTGAACATCGTCACGCGATCCCAGACGCGGTCGACGGTCCAGTAGGAGATGCCGCGTTGGTTCGTGCCGACGCTCACCGTGTAAGTGTTCAACGCGGCGATGGCGCGCTGACTGCGGGTCACAGCGCAATGACCTTCGGCAGCGCCGGCCGTTCACGTTCCCTGATCGGTGCGGGCGGCGGCGCTCGCAGCCGCGCCACGTGTCGACGGGCCATTAACCGGCTGCGCGCGTCGGGCGGGTAATCGTCGGGCTCCTCGTATCGCACCGTCGCCCGTGCCGCGACGTGCGGGTATTCGGTGCCGTAGGCCTTGCGCCACTCGTGCGCCCGCGCACCCGGCGTGCCGCGCCATCCCAGGCGGATCGCCGTGATACACTTCTGGACCGTGCCGCCTTTGGCCCGCAGCGCGTTGGCCGCGTCGAGCGGGCTGGTGAAGAACGGCCCGAAAGCGATCAGTCGGCGCAACTCGCGCGGCAGGCTGTCGAACGCGGCCATTTCGGCAACGATTTGTCTGGGCGGCCGGAGCTTGCGCGGCCGGATCACGATCGTCCTCGATGCTCATCAATGATGCGCCGAACCAAATCCGAGACAGTCACGCCGAGACGCTTCGCCTCGACCTTGAGCCAGGCGAGTTGCGGCGCGGTGAACGTCACCGTCAGGCGTTGGGTATCAGCCATCTGGTGAGAATACGCATCACGTTGGCGTCAGGTCAACGCCCGTTCGCATAATTGTGCCCAAAATCCGGGCGCACTTTGCAAGCGCGGGGACCGGAGTCATGATCCGATCATACCCAGCCGATGGGCAATCTCCTGGCCGTAGCGGAAGGCGCCTTCCGTGGGGCTGCAGCAAAGTCCAGGCATCCATGTCACCACCACCGCTCTCCTTTACCGGAGGGCGGTGGCCGACCTCCGCTGGGCGGCGGCATAGCGTAGGCAATCGAGCGAATATCCGGCGGCAAGGCGCGCGCGCCGGCCTTCGCGGTCACGCCGCGGTGGCCACCCCAGGACCGCATGCTTGCGGTCTTCCGCGCGTGGAACGTACCGCGTGCACGCCAGCAGGAAGCGGCCAAGGAACAGGTCCGGTCGCTCTTTGGCGCGGCGCGCGTTCGCCAGCGCATTCAGGTGATTCTGACGGTTCGCGCGAATGACCGCGAGGCGAGCGGCTGTCACCATTTCGGTTCTCTTTCGCAAGATTGCTAAATCGGCCCCATGCATGGAAATGCATAAAAATGCATAACCGGCGATCAGCCCGGCCGCGCGCCCTCGGCGATCTGGAACCGTTCGGTGCAGCGGCACCCGGTGTGCGGCTGCGGCGGCATGGCCACCGGCCCCTCTGGCGTCGCGTATTGCCCGCCGAACGGCACGCCGTCGGCGTTCATCAGCGGGATCGCTGAGCACACGGGACACACCCTTTCGTCGGCCGCCGTCTGCCAGAAACGCAGCACGTCGCTCGCCTTGAGCCCGCGGCGATCGGCATATTGCGCCCAGGCAGCAGCTCGCCCGGCATTGGCTGCGGCCAGAGCTTCCTGCCGCGCGATGACGCGTGCTCGATAGGCGATGCTGCGCTCGGTGTAGCGAGCGACCATCTTGTCGATCTGGGCGTCGGTCAGCACGTCGCCGTCGATCGCGCGTTGCACGGTCGAGTCGAACCGCCGATCGCGCAGCACCCGGTTGAGGGCCGCGGGGGATCCATTCTCGAGCAACACCCGATAATTCTCGATCGCCGCCGCCTGCCGCGGGGTCAGCCCCAGCGTGTCAACGATTGTCTCGGCAATCTCGGTGGCATCGAGGCCGCCGGTCATGCCCTGGCGGATGTCCTGGTCGATCACGGTCTCGACCGAGTCGGCCAATCGTTGGATGAACGCGTCGCGTGCCGCGGCCTGGCCGGCGGTCACTGCGGGATCGATCGCGTCGAACACCGGGGATGCCGGCAGGAAGCCAACCGCCGGCGGCGGCCGATACGGCATCGTTGGCAGCGCTATCAGGTCGGCGTCGGCCTCGGCTACCTCGCCCGCCGTCACATCACCCGCCACCTCGTTCTGCAACGTCACCAGCGCGGCCGTGGCAGGCCGCATGGCCTCCGCGATGTCTGCCCGGCTCACCATGGTCCGCACGGCCAGCCAGCCGCCTGCGGCCAATAGTGACGCGATTGTGGCGACGTCCAGCGCGTCGCTCAGTCGTTGCCACCCGGCAGAGATCAGCAGGGCAATCGCTTCGTCCCGCGCTTCGGCGGCCTGCCGGGCCGGATCGTCCTCGTCCTGATAATCGGCTGCGGCGAGCGGTCGCTGTCCGGTCATGCGGTGGGTGGATCGGGAAACGGCATCCAATGAGTAGGTTGCGGTTTCTCGGCGTCGTCCTCCTCGTCGGGGTTGGTGCTGTCATGCCAACCGTCACCGTCGTCGCTGAGCCAACCGACAAAGACGCGCGTCCCGTTCCACAACAACACGTGCGCTTCGTCTCGCTCGGGCGAGTACGTTTCTATCGGTTGCCAGTTTGTCATGCGTGCGGGCTCGCGTCTTCCGACAAATAGATCATGCCGTCCTTCACGATGATCTGGCGCAACGGCTGATCGTCGGGGCCGAGCACGACCGGATACCCTTTGGCCGCGCAAGCGGTGCTGCCCTCAAGGATGATCAGGTGCGTGATCAGGTCACCGAGCGACATCGGCTCAAAGGCAACCGGCATCGTGCGTAAAGCTCGCGAGCAGTGCTTGTATTTCCCACTCGGGTAGTGTTTCGATCGGCTGCCAGTCCGATAATCTGATAATGGTCTCCCCGCAGGCATGGCACACGCGGCATTCACGGCCAGGGTGAGTGGGGAGGCCATCCGGTATTACTTCCGTCGGGCCGCCGCATTGTGGGCAAGGGTCACCCGGCACTCTGTCGAATACGTCGGTCATGTTGGAACTCCTACAGCTCACCCGGCCCTCCGCCGTGCCGCCCGGCGCAACGCATCGTGCCGGTCGGATTTCAACGCGGCGATCTCTTTGCGCGCCAGGAACAGCTCAGAGCGGGCTTCATTGCGCTCGCGCTCGTATTGCGTCGAAAGCACTTGCATGCGGTTCCACCATTCGATCTGGCAGGCCGTGACGGAGAGCGTCGCCTCGCGTGATTTCAGCTCGGTAAGCTCGGTAGTCAGTCGCGCAATGGTTTCGTCGTTGCGGACGCACTCATCCAGCGCGGCGTCCCGTTCTTTGAGCGCATGAAGCAACGCTCGTCCGCCCATGTCGTCTGCCATCATCCACCTCGCATTCGCCTGACCCGTCGCGCCGCGCTGACTTCCAGCATCCGCTTGATCACTGCGGGGTCGGTCGCGTTGGCCGATGCACCGTAAGCCGCCTCGTCCGAGATGTCAGGCAGCCCCGCCGAATCCCGCAGTACGTTCTCCAGGTCGGCGTCCGGGAACAATTGCGCGCCGGCCATTGCGAGGTTGTTGATGTAGCCGCCCAGGCTGTCGAGATCGATGCGCTGCGCGAGGTCGGGCACGTATTCCGGCATCAACGCCGGGTCCAGCGCGTTCAGGCGCCAGATGCGCGGCAGCAGATGCCGGTTCAACACCCCGGCGATGCCGTTCACCCAACCCTCGATTGCCTGAAAGAACATGTCCACTTTCGACAGGCTCAACGATTGCGTGCCGCGCGAGGAATGGCCGAGCGTCAGAAAGTCGGCCATCACCGTGGTCATGATGTCGGTTTTATAACGCTGGATGATCGTGTCGGTGTTGAGCGCGCCGCTCGACCGTCCCTCCGGTGTCGTCAGCTTGAACTCGTACATGCGCACGCTCGACGGACCGTTCATGGTCTGGAACGTATCGGACGGCAGGATCACGCCCATCTGCTCGTCGATGCGCACGTTGGTGATGATCGCCTTGTACGACGCCAGCGCCAGTTGCGCCCTGGCGTCGCCGTTGGCGGCGGCTTCAAGCAAGGCATTCGGCACGTAGAGCGTCGGCAGGCCGCCGAACCGCTCGACCATGATAGCCTCTTGTTCCTCCAGCCGGCGGATGAACGAGTACGGCCGAAACGAATTGCGCAGGATCGAGCGACCTTCGGGGTTGCCCTTATGCATGCCGGGGCGGAACAAGAGGAATTTCTCGATCGGCAGATCGATCAAAGTCCCGGTGTATGGCTGCTGCGTCAGGCCCTTGATGCCGCCCGACTGATCGAGAAACCATTTGATGACGGTGTCCTGGCCGCGCAACGGCATGCGCCGGATGCCGATCCGCCCGTCGTTGAACTTGCTGGTGGGCAGCGGGATGCCGTCGAGCACCGGCGGGTTCGATCCGAGCCGCGCCTTGTAAATGATCTCGTGCGGCGCGTAGCCGTACGACAGCATCGACAACGCCTCGATGATGAAGTCTTCCCACGTGTTCGTCATGTCGAACCGCAGCGAGTCGGCGAAGTCGGCCATCTCCTGCGCGTCGGGTTTGTCGGATGCCGGCTCGACCCGCCATTCCACCTTGCGGATCGACTGCATGATGGCGAACAGCACGGCGCCGACGGTGGGCGAGTTGTCGGTCATCTCGCGATACACGCGGGCGCCTTGCTGGCCCACGAGCTGCGGGAGGAATTCTTCGCGGATCCATCCGGAGAAAGCCCGCAGCCCGGACGAACCAACATCGGCGAACGTCATGCCCGACATCATCTGCGGCATGAACATCGTGCCGCCGTCGCGATACGGGCCTTGCCGTGCAGCGATCTCGCGCGCCGCCGCCTCGGTTGCGATCGGATCGGTGATCGGACCTTGCGTGGCTTCGGTGTTGATCGGGACTTCAGCCATCAGGCGTCAATCAGATTTGACGAAATAGCCGTACCAGGCGACCGCGTTTGTCAAACCTTGACAAGCTATGACCCGGTCGGCGTCTTCCTTGCGACGAAAGCGGAGGGTCGCCCCGTAAAAGTCGGTCGTCCACCCGAGCGTTCCATCGACCTCGCCGTACCAGGCAGCGTCGTTCGGGTCGGAGTCGATCCAGGCAATGTCCGGATCGCGGCGTCCCCGTTGAATCACCCAGGCGTTCTCTTCCATGTAGACCTCCTCATGGCCCCAGGTTTCGTGGTGTCATCGCAACGATTGCACCGACGATTGGAGTTGGCGGCGTTAGTGCGACATGTGAAAATGCCCGCGCCAAACTATCAACCTGGTCATCTTTTGATCCCGCCGGAAACGAACCCAACTCGTCAATGAACGCCTTGTTCCACTGCCCGCGCACCATCAGCAGATTACCGACGTTGCACTGACTGGCGACCGGCGAGGCGCGGGTTGCCTTGTCACCGGTCTCCGGCGAGGCGCGCACCGTGTAGCCGGCCAGTTGTCCGATGATCCATTGCGTCTGCGCCTTGCCGGCCTGGCCCGGGTCGATCGGCAGATCGATCGGCACGGCCTTGCCGTCCTGCGTTGCGGTGGCTTTGATCAGTTGCAGCACGTCGGCCGGGCCGCCGCGTGCGCGAACCACGTCCATGACGATGTAGCGTGCGTCAGGCAGCCGTCCGAGACGTACACCCACCGTCCAGTCCGGGTCGCGCGTTCCCGTCTTCGCGGTGGCGGCCAGGTCCCACGCGCGCACCTGGGCAACGACCGGTGGACACGCATCGAGCACGGTAATGAACGCCGGCTTGAACAGGGCGCCTTCCTGGGGGCGTGGTCTTTGCTGGTACTGCGCCGCCCATTCGCGGGTGGCCCCGCGCGCCTCAAGCGAGGCTTTGATCCCGGCCAGTTCGGCGCCGTAGCCGTAGGCATCGTCCGACCACAGCAATTCGCCCGGCGCGCGGCCGAGCGGATCGTCACCGTCTTCCGCCTCAGCGCGCAACGTCAGCACGCGCCAGCGGTCCGGCTCGGTTTCCAGCAGCATGCCGGCCAGGTCGGCTTCGTGCCACCTGGTCATCATCAGCACGATGGATGCGCCCGGCGTGAGGCGCCGCTCCAGGTCGCCGTTGTACCAATCCCAGACCAACTTGCGATCGGCTTCGCTGTCCGCCGCCTGCCTACCCTTCACGGGATCGTCGATCACAACACTGTCTGCGCGGAAGCCGGGCAGCCCGGTGCGCACCCCGGCCGCGAGATATTCGCCGCCGTTGGTTGTGCTCCACCGCCCCTTGGCGTTGGAACGCAGGCTGTACCCGAGGGTCAGCCGGTTCTCGTTGATGATGTCGTGGATCTTCCCGGAAAAATCGTCGGCGAGTTCGGACGTGTGGCAGGCGCCGATCAGCTTCATGTTCGGCCGGCGCGCGAGCTGCCACGCGGAGAACAGGCGCGTCGCGTAGAACGACTTGGCCGAGCCCGGCGGACAGAACAGCATCAGCCGATTGACCTTGCCGTCCGCCACCGCTTGCAATTCATCGATGATCAGGCGGTGATGCGCGGCCGGCTTCTGGCCGTAGGGTTTGAGCGCGGCGAGACACCAGGAGAAGAACGACCGGCGACACTCGCGGCGCTGGTTGGCCTCTTCAAGCAATTGCCGCTCCATGGCGGCGGACATGCGGAGAGTGACAGATGACAAGGGATGTGACCGCGTTGGAGCATTGGCGAATTGACTTGCAGATCATGCTCGATCATCTCGTTGAAAGGCTTCGCGGATCCGGGCCGAACGTATTGTCGCATCCGACGGACTGTTGCCTCGACAAAGCCGCAGGCGCGCTAGAACTGGCGCTTCAAGATATCGACCGCGACCTCGCCCGTGCGAACGCTACAGCGAGTTGATATCCTCGTTGCGCGCCTGCAAATATTGATCGAAGTCGTGCCGCAGCTCGGGCTTGGTGTCGGCGAATTCCAGCACGCCGTGACTGTTGCGCACGAGATCGTCGAGCGGGTCGAACCCGTGTTTCAGGAACATGCCCCACCGCGTCTCGTAGCCGCGATCATCTTTGCGGCCGTGGAACAGATGCTCGATGGTGCCGCCGACAAATCCGATATTGTAATTGACGTGCCGCAGCGCTCTGTCCTGCCAGCGCATCACTTCGCGCCGGTAGCTGTCGCTCACGCCGTCGGCCATCGAGTAAGCCGCCTTGCCGACCAGCCCAAGCGCCATGTGAAAGTCGCCGCTCCCCATGCCGCCAAGTTCGAACAAGCCGCCGACGCGGTCGAACGCCTCGCGCGTCATCGCCCAGGCATAGCCGGGATGTGGGTGGTCGTATTTGCCGCCGGCCCATTTCCAGTTCTGCTTGCCCTCGACCGGCTGGCGCAGGAAGTACTGACGACAGAACGAGCGATGCGCCTGCATGACCTCGTCGTTCGGCCCAAGGTCAAGCGCGTCAGCCCACGGTTGCACCACGTGGTAATGCTGCAACGCCTGCACCGTCGCCAGCGCCCAATTCGGCCGGCGGAACATGATGTCACTGTCGATCCAGGCGATGTACTTGGCGGCCGGTGTCCGATGCACACCGATGTTGCAGAGGTTCTCTTTCGCCCACACCCGCGTGCGAGCCCGCACACCGATATGCCGCGCACCGGATTTCATGACGTCCGCGCAGCGGAACTCCTCTTCGCCATAGGCGCACTCGATGACAGTCAGCGTCACGCCGGCGGCGATCATGCCGGCGGCGAAGCGTTGCCAGTTGCGGTGTGGCTGATCCCAATGCAATGGATTTGACCGCGCGGTGAACACATGCAAATCCGAGGGGGTCAGCATGACGATCTCCGCTTGGGCGAGGTGGCTATGAAGAGCGAACGGACATTGCAGCAACGTGAGGTTGCGCAGGTCCAGGCGGTCAGCCTCCAGCGCGCTTGCGCGGCGATCGACCGCAAATGGTCGCAGTCAGGCTACAACCCGCGCGGGCATCTGGAGCGGACAACAGCCAAGGGTGACGGGGCTGTCCTGAATGACTTCTGGCGACGCGAGCGGTACGACGCGCACGGGACGAACCTCAGTAATTATCTGGCCATGCGCGACATGCACGACGTGGGCTACGCAGTCCGCGCCAATCGCTGATGCCGCCGCTATAGTTCGCCGCGCGCCCGACGCAATGCTTCGTCCTGATGCACCGATTGCTGCAGTTTGATCAGCGCGGCGTCAAGCCTTCCACTGACCGGTGCGGGCCTCGGTGGCGACCCGTCACGGCGAATTCCAAGAGCCACTTCGATGATCGTTATGCGCTCATCGAGGCTTGCCAAAGTTGGCGGTTTGCGACGAAAGAACATACCAGGAATATAGGTCCGTTGGCCGTTCGTATCAACGATTTACACTGTATCTCGCTGACATTTTTGTGAATTAGCGGTCGGTGACAAGGCTCGGCGTGAACTTATGTGGCGCCGCGTTCTCAACCATGTGCTGCGTGAAAATCGTGCTCACCTTTTCAAGTGTCAGAGCGCCCTTGCTGGCTTTCACCAGTGCCGGCATGAGGGTTTTAACCTCAAGGTGCATGCCCGGCGTGCCAACCTCCAGGTCGATCCGCACGATGTCGCCGTCATAGACCACCTTGTTGGTGCCGACAGGGCACGGATCTTCCTCGTGATCGAACATCACGCCGGCGGCGATCGCTGCCTTGACGGCTTTCGTGGTGCGCGCCTTGGCGGTCTTCTCCAGTAATTTCGCCACGAATACTTCCCACGCGACCGCCTCCGTGTTCTTGTTGCCGGAGCGCGGCATTTGCGTGGGCGGAGTGTCGCCGATCAGCGCCAGGGCGTTGGTGATGGCAAGCGTCTTGGTGTTGGCGCGCGGTGCGTCCAGCGGCATTTCGTGCTTCTCCGGGAGGTTGCAATGGATCGATTGAACGTGAGCGGGGATCAGCCGACGCCGGCGGCCGTTGAGAAATCGATCAAGCGCGCCAGGGCGCTTGCCAGAGCACACGGCCGCAGCTTCGAAGTCTTCCACCGCGCGACTGAAACCCCACTGGCCTTCGTCGACCCGCTCGGCCATGTCGACGCCACATGGGAGGGAAGTCGTTACGTCACCATCGCGCCATGGAGAGGGGAATGATCGACTGGAAAGAGTTGCAAAGCCGACTGCCTAAGATCGTCGACGCGCTCGGCAACACGATGGGAAATGACGCCATCGGCATGCTGATTTCGCTCAATGACGAGGTGATCATGGCGCCCAGCGTATCGATTGCGTTCGCAATGCCAGACGGCACGCGGCTTAAGGTGTCGCTGGCTATCGAGTTCGACGATCGGCCCCTTGCCGACGATCTCGACGATCACGTTGAAAGAGGGTTCGGCGCATGACCGAGGTGATCAATACCGGGCCTTTGACCCACGGCACCGGCCAGAAGATCGAGCGGCTGTATGCCTGGACCGCGATCGAGCCCGACGGCAGCGAGGGGCTCATAGGAATGGCGCTGCCCGACGGCCAGCACATCCCGATGATCGGTGCGGACAAGGCGCGCATTGAGTCGTTGCGCGGCATTGCCGAACGGCACGGCCGGCGCATGGGCTACTCGGTCAGGTTGACCATGTTCAGCACCGTCACCGTGCTGGAAACGATCGGGTAGTGCCGCCGCTATGGGCAATCCTGCTGGTCGACGCCTTACTGATTACCCTGGGCTTCAGGTGGTTGATCCCGCGCATCGGCCTAAGAATAACAGTCGTCGCGGCGCTGGCCGCACTGATTGCCGGAGCGTGCATTCAATGACCCCACAGCCGCAGCCGCATTGCCCTTACGTGGCCGACACGTTCTGTCCTGGCGAGTGCCAGTACTTGCTGCGTGAAGGCGAATGCATCAACCAGCTCGGCGAGCTCGCCGTGATCGCCATGTCCTGTCCGGCGTGCGGCGCGCGGCACGTCGACGAAGGCGAATGGGCCAAGCGGCCCCACCACAAGCATTTGTGCGCGAGCTGCGGGCACATTTGGCGGGTTGAGCCTCACGTGTTCGGCGCCGCCGCGCTGCCATCGTTCGTCTGTCCGCTTTGCCGCCGCCGTTCGTATCACCCAATGGACATCAAAGAGCACTTTTGCGGCGACTGCGGCTTTGTCGACGATGTCATTGAGGCGATACTCAGGTACGCGCCGCCATGAAAGCCGGCGATCACGTCAACATCACTTGCGATGGCCACACGGTTGAGGGCGTGATCTTGCTGTCGTCCGGCAATGCCGTGTCCCTGATGATCGAATTTGAGGCGATCCTTGACGGGCACGTTGGCCTGATGCCGCTGCTGATGGACGAGCGCGGCGACTATCGCTCGATCGTCACCGACAAGGTCGTGCTCATTAAACCGTGCGAGGAGGTGGCGGAGTGAGCATGCGCCTGGACATCAACGGCAACACCTGGCCCAGGTATCACGTTCTGGACGCCGCCGGCGACATTCACCAAACCGACCGCGAGACGTGGCAGGCTTTTCTGGTGTCGCCGCAGCGCATCCTGGCCGATGACGTGATCGGCGGCGTCACGCGGGTGTCGACCATCTTTGTCGGCATCAACCGCGAGCGCTTTCAGTCGCTGATACAGGGCGGCCCCGACAACGGCCATACGTTCAATTACGAAAGCCGCACCGAGGCGCTGGAAGGCCACAAGCGGCTGGTGGAGATCCTGTCCTCAATCGTCACGGGCGAGCCATGAGCTGCGGCCTGATCTTTTGGCATGTCGCCCTCGTGAATGTCGGGTTTCTCATCGCCAACCTGCTTCTCGCGTGGCGCGGGGTTCGCACGCTGCGCAACCTGCGCAAGGCACGCGCCATGTTGGACGCCACCGACAATAAACGGACTGACCTGCGCGTGCGCATGGAGCAACACTTACCGCCGCCGCCTGAGGCGTGGCTCTGTCGGGTCTGCGGCGCCAATCTGGCCTACAACCAGCCGGTCGCGCCGTCGTGCCCGCCGCACTGCCCGCTGCTTGATCCCGCCACCATCCCTTAACGCCGCCGCTCGCGCCGCGCGCTGAGCTTGCGCAGGCGCGCCTCGATCTCCGCGTCAGTCATCTTCGTTGGATCGTCGCCATCCCCGTCAGCGACCACCAGACGTTCGCTGCGCACCCAACCGTGCGTCTCCAGGTAGAAGATTTGCGCCTTCAGTTCGCCGCCCGGGTTGGCTGGCGTTCCGCGCGCCCTGGTCACCAGCTTGCCGGCGATGTCGGCCGTGATGAGGGCGTACGACGTGTCCAGTTCGCGACGATAGGCTCTCCGCAACACCGGCTCGGATATCCGCAGGCACCGCGCGATCAGGGCCTGATCGATGTTGGCGAGCACCAGGCGTGCCACGTCGGCGCGGCCTTGTTCGGTTGCCACATAAGCCGGCTTGCCGCGACCGCGTTTGGGTGGGGCAGCATGCGGTATTTTCGCAGGTTTTGCCGGTAACTTTACCGGCTTGCGAGCCACGTCACGCGACCTGGAGTGTCGGCTCGCGCAGGATGTAACCGCAGCCCCAGATGGTATCGATCAGACCCGGCACGCCGGCAGCGTCGAGCTTCTTGCGCAGCCGGCAGATGATCACGTCGATGGTCTTCATCTCCGGCTCTTCCATACCGGTATAGAGATGATTGAGGAACGCATTCTTGTTCAGGATGATGCCCTGCTTGAGGAACAGCAGTTCCAGCACGCCGAACTCGCGGCGCGACACCGACAGCTTCTGTCCGTTCACCCGCACCTCGTGGCGGTCCAGGCTGAGCTCCACGGGCCCAAGCCGCAGCACCGAATTGGCATGTCCCTGGCTGCGGCGCACGACGGCGCGGATACGGGCCAGCAGCTCGTCCGGGCTGCATGGCGTGGTGATGAAATCGTCGGCGCCGTCGTCAAGGATTTGCGCCTTGAGATGCGGCGACAGGCTCTGCGCCAGGACGATCGTGGGAGTCGCAAGGCCGATCCCGCGGGCTGCGCGGATCGCCTGACGGGCGGGAATGTCCGGCAGCGCGTAATCCATCAGCACCAGCTCGTAATCGTAGAGCCGCATGAACTCGATTGAGTCGGTCCCTGACTCGGTGTGCTCGATGCTGATGCCATGCTGGCGCAGAATCGTTGCGTCGTCCCGGCCGGCGATCATCGGCGTGCGACCGACCCTGAGTATCAGCATGCGGTCACTCCCAGGACGGCCGTAGCAGGTAGCGTGGTTCGTCTGGCCAGATGGCCACGATGATCGCGACCTCGCCGGCGACGGTCCCCGCAGCCGTCGCAGCCGCGCCAGGGCGAATGACATCGCCGCGCGCGACCTGGGCCAGGTCCCGCCGCTCGGCCACGTCATCACATAGACGGTCAATCCATTCGTCCTGCGCGCACTGCGCGACCAGACGCACCCGCTGCACATCCGCAGGCGACGCGGCTTGTAGCCACGCATGAGACTCCGATGGGTGCATGCGGTGGCTCCGCGACCTGGAGACGCGAAACTGCGATTGCTTCGCCGATCATGGCGGCTACGCAATAATATTAGCGGTTAAATTGTTGGCTTCCTGCCGCGGGATGTCACTATGTCGTTGCTACCACACACCGACACGATATCCCAACAACCCACGACAGGAAGCACCCCCTATGTCACACGAACTCTCGATCCGCAACGGCGTCGCCGAGATGGCTTACACAGGCGAGACACCGTGGCACGGCCTCGGCCAACAACTCGCAGTCGGCGCACCCATCGAGGAATGGATCGTCGCCGCCGGCATGAACTGGAACATTGACGCCGCCACCGTCGAATTCGAAGCCGCCGGACACCGTCACGTCATGTCCGACCGCGTCGTGCTGCACCGCTCCGACACCTTCGCCCCGCTCGCCACCGTGTCGACCTCATACAATGTCGTGCAGCCCGGCCACGTGCTTGAATTCTTCCGCGAGCTGACCGACGCCGCAGGCTTTACCCTTGAGACCGCAGGCGTCTTGTTCGGCGGCAAGCGTTTTTGGGCCCTCGCCTCGATCGGCGCCGAGGCCGCGATCCTCGACCCGGCCGACAAGATGCGCCGCTTCCTCATGATCACGACCGCGTGCGACGGATCGATGTCGACACAAGCGGGCTATTACGACATCCGCACCGTTTGCAATAACACGCTGCAGGCGAACCTGAACCGCACCAAGGCCAAGGTCACCGTCAGCCACCGCACCACGTTTGACCCCAAGGCCGTGCAACGTGACCTCGGGATCGAAGCCGCCCGCAGCGAATTTGAAGATGCCATGCGCGACTTCCGCCGCATGTCTGAGACCCGCGTCGACCCCGTCGACGTGATCAAGGCCACCGCCGAATTGTTCGCCCCGGGCTTCGCCGACAAGGAGCGGGCCGAACAAGCCAAGCTGCTCGAAAAGACCACTGGCCCAATCCACCGCGTTGGCGAGCTGGCCCTCGATCGCAAGGGACTGATCGGCAGCGACCTGGGCGGCACGCAAGGCACCGCGTGGGGCTGGCTCAACGCCGTGACCCAGTACATCGACCACGAAGCCCGCGCCAACAGCGTGGACACCCGTCTGAACTCCGCATGGCACGGCCGCGGCAACCAGATCAAACAGCGCGCCCACGAAATGGCCGTCGAAATGATCCGCGCCGATGGCTCCGTGCACACTGTCTACATCGCCGACAATCAGGACGCCGACGCAGACCACGCGCCCGGCCTGCTTGACGACATCCTGGCCGCCGCACCGTCCCACGTCTGACCGTCATCGGGAGGCCCGGCCAGGCCTCCCCCTGACACAAACAGAGGACTGAGCCATGCCGCGTTACAAGATCAAATGCGCCAGCGCCATCTCGTTCTGGCAGGAGGCCATCGTTGAAGTCGAGGCCGAGTCCGCGGAAGCCGCGCTGGCGAAGGCCGAGGCGCTTGACCAGGAAGGCAAGCTGGAATGGCACGAGACCGCCAGCCACCAGCCCGAGGCAACGGAATATACCGTCATCGATACGGTTTAGTACTTGGCATTTACTTGCCGATCCGAAATCATGTCCCTGCTACCACACACCTCACACAGGACACGACCCAATGAAAACCACGATCCTCGACAAGCTGACGTCGCCCACGGTGACGCCCGACATATTGCGCTCGCGCGCCGGCTACTGGCGCGTTGTCGCCGATCGCCACGTGCGCGCCGATCGCATTGCACAGGCCGACAGGCTGCGCGTCAATTGCGACGCGATGGAACAGCAAGCCGCCGAGATGGAGACCTCGCGCGTGGTGACGTTCAGCGCGAAGCGTCGACGCAAGGGAGCGTTGGCGATCGCCGACACCCGCTACACGTTCAAAGGCTATGCCGACTTCCAGGCGGCCTACCTGATCGCCAAGCAGGCTGCGCTACGCGTCTGCGGCGAGCGGTGGTACTTGGACCCGCAGGCCTGCATCAAGGCACGCGTGCCGCCGTCGTGGGTCTCCTGCGTCATCCTGGGCCGGCCCTCGCGCACCCCGCGCGATCTGAACTTCCCGGCCGCCGAGTTCTGGCCGCGTGGCGCACTGCCGTATGGCCCGCAGTACGCCGAGCCGCCCGCTGCACTGCGCCCGCTCTTCACGCTAACGTCGCTGGTCAGCGGCAAGACGGTGGAGCTGCACGACATCGAGCTGGCCGGGTTCATCTGCCGCGAGGAGGCGATCAGCCGCAAGACGATGAAACACCCTCGCATCAATGCACCGGCCGGCAACGATGACGCGCCGGCGGGCAATGTCGTGTCGCTCCGGCAGCGCGTGGCATGACTGACGATCGCCCCTTGTTTGTCCCTCTGCGCCGCGAATGGTTCAACGCCTTCGCGGACGGGACCAAGACCGTCGAGTGGCGGAAATATGGCCCGCGCTGGAACGAGCGCACGGTGCGGGTTGGCCGACGCGTGATCCTCGCCCTCGGGTATCAGGGCACGCGCCGCCTGACTGCCACCGTGTTGTGGAGCCGCGTGATGCCTGCCCACGGGCCGGCCGGCGAGCTCTACGGCACAGGCACGCCGTGCATGGTGTTCGGCGTCGCCCTCGATCCTCGGGAGGCCTGACGATGGCTGAGCCATATCGGCCTACGAGTGGCGCCTGATCATCACCGGCTAGGCCGCCCCGACGAGCCGTTGCGCGTCAGCCAGCGGCATCGCCGGACCCTGATAGCTGAACACCGCGCACGGCCGGCCGCCGAACGATCCCGGCACGACGCTGTGATTGTTGGCGGTGATCGCCGTCGAATAGTTCGGCATCACATAGCCCGGCTTCTTTTCCAGCGCCCAGACGCGCGAGCGATCGAACGAGCGGATCAGGCTCGGGTGCGCGGGGTATGCATGATAGCGACGCCCCAGCGCCTTGTAGGCAGCCCCGATCCTGTCCGCGAGAGCGAAGGCCAGCCCGAGGCCCTGGAAGTCTGGCAACGTCACCAGACGGCTCATGCCGTAGATGCCTGACACCTTCGGGTGCGGCCGATACATGACCCCGGCGAACGCCGCGGGCTGGCCATCGATCGTCAGCACGTAGCAGCGTGCAGCCTTGGCCAGGCTCGCCGTCAGATAGTGAAAACGAGCGAAGAGTTGCCACGCTTCGTAAGGGGCTCGGTGAATGGCGCATACAACATCGGGACGTCGCTGAACCGCCCTCCATCTGAAAGTCATGGTCGCCGGCTCAAGCACCCAATCCGGTTGCAACCAATCTTCCAGGTCGAAATGGCACGTGGCGGCGACGAACCGCCGGCCGGCCTTGCGAATGAATTTCTGCACCGCGTACGAGCCGATGCGCGCAACCTGACGATCGACCACCGACGTGAACTCATCGCACGCGACCAGCTCGCCGCCTTCCAGCAAGCGCCGCGCGAGGTCAACGCGGAACTTCTCGCCGTTCGACAGCACCGCGTACGGCCGCAGCCATGCCGGGATCGTGTTGAAGCCCACGGCCGCGCAAATCTTCGCCACGTCGTCGACCGTGTGCCGCTTGTCGAAATCGTCAATGACCGATGCACCCGGCCATTCGAATTCGCTCGGCAACCCGAACACCTTGCGCAGGATGGAACTCTTGCCGGAGCCCGACGGCCCAACAATGAGGCCCACGTTCCAGGCCTTGCCCTCGATTGGGAAATCCCCGTGCCATTCGCACCGCTGCGTATCGGTCGCCGGCACGTCAAACATGCTCGACACCTGTTTGGCGCGCACGCTGGTGCTGATCTTCGTCTCGACTACAAGATCAATGGGCGGCATTTGATCTCCCTGCCTTGCAGCTCTTCCAGCAGCTCGGCTTGCTGATCTTCGCCGCCGGTGCACTCGATCAGGATCTGATACGTCAGCCCGGCCGACAGCGCCGCCGCGGTGGACTTCTCCTCATCGATCGGCAACAGCAGCTCGCGCAGATCTTTGTTGTCAAAGCCACTGAGTGCCAGGTCAAAGCCGCCGGTCATAAGCGAGCCCAGCTCGACCTTCAGCAGCTCTTCGTCCCAGCCGGCATCGAGGGCCAGCTTATTGTCGGCGATGATGTACGCCTTGCGCTGCGCCGCCGAGAGGTGCGCGAGCTCGATGATCGGAACATCTCTCATTCCGAGCTGTTGGGCGGCCAGCACGCGACCGTGACCGGCGACGATGCCGCGCTTGCCATCGGTCAAAACCGGATTGGTGAAGCCGAATTCCCTGATACTCGCCGCGATCTTGTCGATTTGGGCCGCAGAATGGGTGCGCGCGTTGTTCGCGTAGGGGATCAGCGCCGCCACTTTGGCGATTCGATAGGCCGGGAATCGGTGTGCGACCAAGTCTGATGGTGCCGATTCGTTCTCAGTCGGGACTTCTGCCCTGGACTCTGCCGGCGTGGTCCCGCGGGCGCGCCGCGGGGTGTCGTCAGCCGGGTTAGGGAGGACTCGCCCGGCCGACTCGCGCGCGCCCGCGAGGGGGAAGATATTGGTGGCCGCCGGCGGCGACCCATCGGCGTCTACTCTGCGCTTGTTCGGTGTGCCGGCCTTCCGGCCACCGGTCTTAGGTCGTGTCGGTGGCTGCATGTTTTCTACTTCTCTACTCAAGTCCGGGCGGCTCGCTCTACTCGCCACACCTGGCTCGGATGCCATTGGTCACCGCCTGACGGTGGCCGAATACCGCGTGCTGTCAGCGCAATTGCCACCTGTGACAGCGAATTGGCGCCAGCTTTGCGCGCAGCGGCGATGTAAGGCAGCACGTCGGCCGCATGTTCTGTTGCCAAGCGGGAACGTTCTGCTCGCGCGCCGCGCATGGCGCCCGGCGTGCCAGCCGGCAGATGGGGATTACCCATTTGGATACCGCGCGCTTTCGCAGCCGCCATTGCCGCCTTGGTCCGTTGGCTGATCAGGCCAGCTTCAAATTCGGCGACCGCGGCGAGCAATGTCACCATGAACGTTCCAGCCGGCCCAGGCGGAAGTTGCGGCAAGTCACAGAACGCAATGCCGCCCACACCAGCGCCGCGCACGATGGAAAGTAGAAATTCGGTATCGCGGGCGAGACGATCGAGTTTGGCAATGATCAGGGTCGCGCCGCGCGCCCTCGATGCAGCCAGCGCCAGCGCGAGCTGCGGGCGGTCGCGTCGCTTGCCGGACTCGACCTCCTCGAATTCGGCAACCAGCGTGCCTGGCGCTCCGGTGACATAGCGAGAAACGGCTTCCCGCTGGGCATCCAGGCCGAGCCCGCTACGGCCCTGTTTGTCAGTACTCACGCGATAGTACGCGACGAACCCTCGGATTTCGGAGGCGCCACGACGCACCACAGGGCGACCACGGGGCATCCTGGCGCCCTTTCATTGTGATGGGACCCTATGACACGATGAAATATAGAGGACGCTACGCCGCGCGCCGTCGAACCTCGATGAACGCGGCAAGATCCGCCATGAATCGATGGTGATCGTCGATGTATTCCGCGAGCTGGCGCAACCGCCGTGGCGAGTCCTGCACCGCGCCAAGCGCCGTGTTGCACCCGCCGCACAGCAAACCTCGAACGCGGCCGGTGAAGTGACAGTGATCAACGTGGAGCTGTCGCGGCCCGGGTCCCATAGGATCGTCGCATGATCTGCAACGGCCGGCCTGGTCGCGCACCATCGTGTCAAACTCTGCGTTCGTCAGGCCATACTTACTGACGCGCGCCTTGTCAGCCGCCGCCCGACGAATCGCTGGATCGGCCGCGTAGAGGCGTCGGTTGCGTCGCAATCGTTTGCGATAGGCTTTGGGGGTCTCGCGAGGACACAGCAACGGTTTGAGTGCTGGCGGCGCTGGCGCCGGCGCAAGTGGTCGTTCGATCAACGGAACACCGAGAGCCAGCAGTCGGCGCAGCACCGTCGCCTTGTTCGGCGTTCCAGCGACCCGACCGCCCGTTTTGCGGCGCTTCGCCCGCGGTTGAGCAGACACGGAGTCAGGGTGGTAAGATTGGTCAGCCATGGTGAGGTCACATCTCATCGGGTCAGAGGTGGCGCTCGCCCTTGCCGGGGCTGCGCTGCCTCGCATTCTACTCGGAATGCGCCGTATATGCAACGATTAACGTGTGATACTATCTACTTTTAGACATATCAGCCGAAGAACCGGCGCAGGCCTTAAATCGCAGAGGCTTCGCCGATTACCTCGACAACGCTTTGCCGCATTTTGGTCGGCACGTTGTCGCGGTTGAACCAGCCCATCAGCATGACCACGCGTTCGCCGTCGCTCATTTCGCAAATGCCGGCGCGGTCCAGCAGCGGTCCGTCAACCAGTCGCAGAGCGGTGCCCGCGTCGATCGGCTGTTCGCGGTCGCGTGGCGCGCGATAACCGGGCGGGTAGAAAACGCCCTCCGGCGACAGCTTGGCGCAAAGCCATTCGATGGCGCGGTCAGCGACAGGGATCGGTATGCCGACACCGTTGTTGACGACGTGGCCGCCGCAAATGATGCGCTCGACGCTGTCCATCGCCGGGATCAAATGCCAGCGCGGGTCGGCCAGATCCAGTCGCACGATCACGTATCGGACAAACAGCGAGTCGAAACGCTCTTCCCGCGAACGCACATATTTGCCGGCGGGCGTGCGGTGGGCGCGCACGGCAGGTCGATAAAGTTTGGCGGTCAGGATCTCGAAGCCGGCCTCGCGGATTTCGAACTCGGCCAGCGCGGTGGGCGTTGCGCGGGCAATCGGGTCGCCGCTGTCTTCGAACGCCTTCCGCTGCGCCTCGGCAAAGCGGAACCCGACCTGGCTGTCTTCGCCCAGGCGGTGCACCGCTCGGACCACGTACCAACGAAGCCCGTCGGTAGAGGGCGGCGTTATTGTGCACGGGCGACCGGCACCGGCGCGTGCGCCACCGCTGTTCAGACGAGCGCCGCCTGAATTGCGCCGCGCACCGCCCGCATTTTCGCGCGCACCGCCGCTGTTCGCGCGCGCGCCGCCATGTCCATTGCCATTGGCGATGATGCTTCCCCCGGCTTGATACCGTCTGCCGGGAGGCCCGCGCGCGTGCGCATGCGATCCCGGGCGGTGGATCTTGCTGCTGCTGCTGAATAAAGGGGATTTTCGCAGATAGCTGCCGCACGACGCATGCAGGCCCTCGTCTGGCACCCGCGCATCACCGGCGGCAGAGACAAGCATAACGAAAGGGGGGGTGTCCATCTGGGTTAAGTGGCCCGGTGGCGATGCGTCCGCCATGATGCAAGTCAGCCACAAGGTTAAACGATGCTAACTTGTTAGCTGCAAGCCACGGGCGGCGTTGAGTATTCTGAGGTCAAGTATTTCGAAGGCCTTAACTTTCTGGCGCCGGTGGAAAGACGACGCCGAGCCCGTACCGCCAGTCGAAAACAATCAGGGGTGTAAGCCCAAACCCCAGAAAATTCCGTCCGCGTCGGGCGGGATCTCCCGGTTCACCAGAACGACCCGCGCGGCGCGGCCGACGCCACCGCATTGCTGAGCAGGCGCAGCGGCAAGGCGTCGACCGCCCGGCCGCCGGCGACACATTCGCCCGCCGCTTCCTCGAGCGCGTCGGAAATGATCAGGTAAACGTCCGCCGCCAGGTCTCTCCGCGCCAGCACGTTGGCGATGATCCGCAGCAAGGTCCGGTCGATGCGAGGGTCGCGTGCCACCAGCTCGGCCAGCCAGCCATCTACGTCCCGCGTTGCAGCATCCATTCCGCACTCCCCTGCCAGCGCACCGCGAATCGTATGACGGACCCCGGCCGCTCGCCAGCCGCCCGCTCCGACGTGGGGGTGTAAGCCCAAACCCCAAAAAATTCCGGACGTGGCCAGCCGCTCCCGCGCCCTCTCAGCGGGCACCTGTCCCTGAGCAGTCTTTTTTGCCGGGCTTGCCCGGCTCAGCGGGGGTCAGCGTAGCGATAGCGAAGCGTAGGGGGGTGCTTAACCCCCCTTCATGACGGATCAGCCGGCGCGGCTTTGCCGTGCTCCGCTTTTAATCTTTCTTCCTTGTCTGATTCTCGCCAGGCCTTGGCATCAGAGGTGCGCCGCTAAACCCGCCGGAACTTGGCATCAGAGTCCCCGGTGGCGCGCGGACTCGCAACACAACCGGAACGAGCAGCCGTCGTTGGGTGGCAAAACCAGGCAGATTGTTTTGGTTAGGGAACAGGTTACTGGGCACTCGCGGAACGATCACGCCCGAATCACGGGTGAATCACGCGTGCGTACAGGCGTCCGCTGCGCTGATGCGAGGGCCATGCGGCGCCTGCCAGGGCGATCGTCAGGCGGGGTCGGGATTTGTCCGATCGGAAACGCGCGAGGTCGCGTTGAGCCCGTAGGGGCGCACCTGAAGGCCCCACACCGCTGCGCCGCGTGACAGCGTGCGGCTCTCACGCCACAGCGTGCGCGCGGCCGGCTCATCAAGCGCCTGCGCCTCCTCGGCGTCCTCTCTGCCGAACAGCAGGTACACGTTGGAGTCGCGTTTCAGCGTCCTGTCCTCGTCGCGGTAAAGCGTGTTGAGTGTGCCGATCCAGCCGTGCGCTTCCAGCCAGCGGATTGCCTTGCGCACCGTCTCACGGCCCCAATTGCCTTCGGTGCGCCCCAGCCTCGCAAGCCGGCCGATCGACGCGTACGCGCGCTGCACGTAGCCGAGGCCGTCGCTGGCAACGGTCTCAATGGCCTGAACAATCGATTGGAAATACGGCAGTGAAATGTCTTCGTTGATCACGCGGAGTTTCGCAAAATTGCTAATCGCGTCACGCGCCCAATTGGCCGGGGGCGCCACCTTGGCCTTTGCCGGCTTCACGTTCACGCTGAGGATCTTGGGGTTGAACACGCGCCCGCGCTGCCACCCTACCTTGTCGGCGAGGAATGAGGCGACGGCGCCGATCGCGCGACCGACTTTCTGCCAGGGCTGCGCGTCGTCAGGCGTGGCGGGTGCGACGGGTGTACCGGCTGCGGCAGGCGCGACAGGTAGGGTAGGTGCGGCAGGCGCGACAGGTAGGGTAGGTGCGGCGGGCGGCGGATCCCCTCGCTCTGCCGCCTGTCGCGCAAGCCGCTCCTGGTTCAATCGCTCCAGGTACTGGCGGTGGTTTTCCCCGGGGCGCGGCCCCCATGGCGTGTGCGCTGCCATCTATGCCGCCAGCTCACGGGCGCGACGGACTTCCTCGACCGATAACGGCCGGCGATCTTCGTCACGCCGAACGGTTTTTTTGGCAACCACGAAGCCGGCTGGCCCAAGTTGCGCGCGCGTTGCGGCGAGATGGTCCGGGCTCAACACCGCAAACGGACGCAACGGGCGTTTTGCCGTCATCGCAAATTGGCCGAGCTCGCGCACCAACTTAAAATCGGCCTGCGTTACGGGCTGCCAGCCGTCCCACGCCGAGAGGGCAAGCAACGCAATGGCCTGGATTGTTGCGGAGTCGGAGTCTGAGTCTGTTGACGGTGAGGGAAAAGGCTGCGGCCCCGTCAAGGCGGCGGCGCGGCGATGGCGAGACGTTGTTGCTGATCGCTACCCTCGTCGATCGGCGGCGGTGGTTCGACTGTGAGGCCGGGCGCTTCGTCCGGTTCGTCCGGCGCCATCTCGAGTACAGCCCCCGGCTTGCCGGTAAAGGCCACGCGCAGCGCCTCGACCGCGCGGAGCATTTGCCAGATCGCGAACGGGAGGGTCGCGCCGTAGCGGCGCACGCCCTCGGCGAGCGGGGTCTTCTCCCAGCGGCCGTCCTCGAAGCGTCCGAACGGGACGTGGCCGGCCTTCAACGCGCGATGCAAAGTGTGGGCGGCGACCAGCACGTCATCGATCGCGCGGAACACGTCGCGGATCTGCGTGGCGAGTTCGCCGCGGACCCAGTTGCTGCCGATCATGGCGGCGGCACGATCAAATCGATGAGGTCGGCTTGCGCAGACCTCAATCGATGGCGGTGCGCAGCGCGATACGAGGCCCGCGTTTGAGGCAGCGTCCGGTTTGCGCGGATAGCCCGTTCGCGGACCGTCAATAGGAGGCAGCTTTCGCAGCGTAACAGTTGGCCACGTGGCTTGCGCAGCAACACGGCGCCATCAGCGGCGGTCCCGCCGCAAGAGGCGCATACACGAACCCGCGCGCTCACGCCGCAGCCTCGACCGGTTGCACGCAGGCGCTGCACAGATCGTCCCTGACCCAATGACAGGCCTGCCCGGTACGCTCGATGCACTGACGGCAGTCGTTGTCGGTGCAGCCGCACGAACGGCAGGTTCGGATCATGGCAGCGGTCAACGCCAGTTGGGTTTGGCCGTGCGCCGGCACTTGAGGTTTGAAGCGACGCGATCGGATCATGGGTGCGCCTCACGAATGACCGGCGCGTGTTTGACGTAAGCGACGCTGACGTGATCCTTGCAGTAGGGACGGCCAGGATCGGATGGTACATCGCAGAAACGAAAGGATCGCGCGCCGGGCTCGCCGATCGGCCAGCAACATTCGACGACGGGCCCGACGCGCGGCGCCACCACAACGGGCTGCTCGGCAACGCGGACCCTGGGGGCTGCCGTCAGCGGACGATTAAGTGCGATGGGCGTCAGGCGTTTCGGCGTTGCGATCTTCGGGGGTGCGATCTTCGGGGCTGCGACCTTCGGTGCGCGCGGCTCCGAAGTTGCTTTCCTGGAAGCGTAGTATTTACGCTGCGTCTCCAAACGTCGGGCGTGGCGTTCTGCGGGCGAGAGCGCAGCGGCGCGGCGACGCTCCCTCTCCCCCGGGGGTGTCTTCCCGGTATAGCCGCCAGGACGGGCGTCGATGGTTCCGTTCTCGATCAGCCGGTGGGACTGGCCGACGGCCGCGCCTTTGGTGATTCCCATGCGCCGGCCGATTTCGCTGATCGAATGCCCCTCGCGCCAAAGGGTCCGGTACTGCTCGACCAGGTCGTCAGGCCAGGCCGGATTACGCAGCGCGAGAAGGCCGGCCTTCAGCAGGCGCCGCAGGCTACAGAACAACGTGGAATCTTTGGCTCCGAGCTGTTCGGCGATTTGAAGTAGCGGCACGCCGGCCGTGTGCGCGCGATGAAGCGCAAGCAGACGGTCGACCGGCCAGTCGCGGGCGACCAGCGGCGCGAGCCGAGCCTCCAGCTCCACCGTGGTCAGTGCCTCGCCGCTCACGGCGAAGCTCCTGATCGCAGCTCGCTCGGCAACGGCGGCAGCGTGTGGGCGCCGTAGGGCAGCGGGCGCGATCGGGACACGGGGACGGCAGGCTCTCTGGGCAGCGGCGACGCACGGCCCGGCAGAACTCCTCGGGCTTTGAGCCGGCCCACTTTGCCGATCACGGCGTTTTTTGAAACGCCAAGCTGGCGGCCAATTTTTGACGCGGACTCTCCGGCCCACCATTCGCGGCAAAGGGCGACCATGAGGTCCACCTGCCAGGCCCCGCGCCATCGGAGACGACCGTGGGTCAGGGCGATGCGCAGCTCGGCCTCGCCGAGCGGGGCGGTCACGGCGGCGCGTCCGCCTCCCGGTCGTTAACTGCGCCACGCCAGGAATTGCTTGAAGGAATCGGCCGAAAATGGGAAAGACCGGGCTGATACATATCAACTTTCACCAGCCCCGGACAGGTTCGAGCCTGGTCCGGGGTTTTCTTTACGGGGTTGCGGAAATCGTTACGGGGATGACGCCGCGGCGGAGCAAGGCGCTCCGCACGGCCTCGCGCTCGCCGGGCTCCGGGATGGATGCGATCCAGCCGCAGACCGAGCAGCGCGCCGGCGACGGGACGACGTCGGTGCCGGCGTCATAGACGCGGGCCTCGCAGTCGATGCAGATGAATTCGATGGTCATTGGGTGGGCGCCCACGTCATCTGACCGCACCTCCCAATTTCACTCGCGCGGCCTGGTAACGCCGTTCCCAGCGATCTGCGCTGGCCTGTGCGCGGCGCCACCGCCACTGACAGAAGAACGCCCAAAGCGTCACGACTCGTCCGCCATGCGGGCCAGCCGCTCGCGTGCGGCGGCCGAGCGGGCGGTCAGATGGTCGGCCTCCGTGTCCAGATGGCGCAGGAAGGCGGCGCGGATGCGGGTCAACTCTTCGTCGTGCAGCGCGACGGGATCGCCGTAGAGCAGGGCGCGGGCGCGGGCGCGGCGGAATCGCAGGCCCAACTCCATTGCCGCCAGCCGCAAGGCGTGCTCGCGGGTATGCCCGCGATTGCGGATTGCGGTGACGGTGTCGTCGACCAGTTCTGACGCGTGCCGCGCCGCGTCGGTTTTCGCCGCGCCGGATTTGGAAAGTTGAGGCCAGGCCAAAGCCGTCTCCATCGATTAGGGTCCTTTCAAAGGATGGAGGGTTACTCAGCGAAACGAAGGTTGTTACGAGCCCGCGCCGGAACGCGGGGAGCAGGCGAAAGGCAGGGTGAGGCGGTGGGCGCCGTCATCCTGCTGCCTCTGTGGGGGCCGATTCGGCCGCGTCAGCCGATAGGCGCCTGCCTCGCGGCCTTCTGGCAGCCGCTGCGGCGGCCTCGGCCGCATCCCGGATGCGCCGGTAGTTGCTCAGCGAGGGCTCGGTCTCCCCGGACTTCCACCGACTGAAAATGGACGGGGAGATGCCGGCCCGCCGGCACAACTCAGCCATCGGAATCCCGGCCTGCCGGGCCAAGTCCTCTACGTCGCCAGGCGTCAGCAAATCGCTCATGGCCAACCCTATTTGCAAAATTGCACTTGAGTCAATAGCACTCTTGCAAACAGACTGTCGGCCGGTTGCGTGCAATTCTGCGCATGATGGATATTGACGAGCAGCAGGCCGCGATTCGTGGCTTAATTCACCTGATGATGGAGGCATCCGGGCTCGACGCGACGAGCCTCGCGCGCGCGGCAGGGTTGGCGCCATCGACGCTGACCCGATTCCTCAATCAGCCGGTCAAGCATCTTTTGACAGCGCGCACGTTGGCGAAACTCTCAGCGGCAACCGGCGTGTCGGTCCCTGCTGGCACCCCGCTTCTGACGAGCGCCGAGCGAGACCTCCTGGCGGACTTTCGATCGACCGACGACCAGGGCCGCGAGATGGCCTCCCGCTTCCTCGGGTCTTTACGCGCGCCCGCAGGCGCACCTTCGAATGCGCCATCACGTCCGAAGGAGCGCGCGCCACCGCTCCACCCTACGTCGGGGGGAAGCGCCGCAAAGAGCGTGGGTCGTAGGGGGTGCGAGAAGGTTGTGAGGCTGACGCGGCGGCCGGAGCGGGTGTGAACGGCCACCCGCTATGGACCGACCTGATCACATCCCTGGCGACGGCCGTCACAGCACTTGTCGCCGGACTGGCGGCGTGGGCGCGCTGCGGCAGGCGGAGCAGATGCTTCACGCAATGTCCGCTGAAAGTAGCGGACAACCTCAGTGATGAACGCGCGCCAGCTTCTGGTCATGCCGCCACGGTAGCACGGATCAGCGGATGGTGCG